ATGGATTCGACCAACAAGGAACAATTATTGATGGACTCAGTTCAAAAGATTGCGAGCGACTGCTCAAACACTCTTACAACCGACCTTTCGACTACTTCAACGACAGATCAGACAGAAGTAATCAAGCAGGCAGCAAAGGCTATGAATCTAAATCTGAATCCGGCTCAGATGCTCCAGGTGCAATCTATGCTCAACGATCCGAACATCCAGAAAATGCTAGAACAGATGCAGCCACAAAAGTAGAACCTTTGCCTTATGGTTATAAGGGACCTAGTCATATTGCTGGAGCGAATTCATTATGATTTCACAACCTCATAATGCTCATGTTGTTAAGTATTATATTGAGATGTCAAAAAAGTTTACTCCTTGGCGTTCATTGTTATTCACCTGGTTCATGACTTGCATTTTTGCTTTTCTTACTGGAAATATCTTAGGAAATATTGAAGCTTTTAATGATTTCATTGAGTTAGCAGAGGGGGCGGAGTGCCCCCGAACTGATTCACCCTGAATTTTGAAACCTTCTTTCCCTGATTACAAAATCCGGTAATTAGTGTCTAATAGGAATCAAAAGAGGGCGTGTTCCGCCCGAACTGATGTAGGTAGACTAATGACTTTGATTGAGTATTTTGAAAATAGAGCTGTTCAGGTTCTTTCTTCATCTGATTTTGATGAAGGTAAAGAATATTTTTCTTTCTTTTTAGGTGCTTATGATTTTGTTAAAAAAGCTGATTTATTTGCTAATGATCAAGAAAAAGAACAGTTAAAAGATATTTTTGATCAATTAGTAATTTTTATGGAAGACCTTCATAGCGGCTTATAACATGCGGGTTACGATTGACTAAAATTAGAACAATAGAGGGTTTTTTAGAAATGAAAATTTTAATTACTGGTGTTCCTGGAGCAGGTAAGTCTAATTTTGCAAGATACCTTCATTCCAAGAATTCTACTTATGAAATAATTGATTTTGAAAATTTTGAAGATAGACATGCTTTTGAGCGTGCTGTTTTAGATTCTGAAAAATGTATTGTTGTTATTCAGCATTCCAAGTTTTTTATTACTGATATTTCTTTTGATCGTCATTATGTTGCTTCTAAACCTAAAGTTAATCTTTTTTCTTTGACTGATGGTTTTTTAACTATTGAATTAACATCAAAACAGATGATTCCTTTTTTTGATAAAGCACTGTTTCTTTAACTACTGGAGAGAACAATGTTAAAAAATATTAATTTGAATGCTTTAATTTTTGCATTGCTATTGTTAGCTATTCAACCGTTTTTATTTTTATGGTTGGCAGCAAAATATTTTATTGTTCAGTAGCCACTGGAGAGAACAATGCTTACCAGGGAGATTGGCATTATGTATCACCTGGGAACTTATCCTGGTCAACTCTCCGGATAAGAAAAATGAACTTAAGTTGTTGATTGTTCGTTCTTATCATTTTTTATGGTTTGCATAATATTACATTTTATTAATTCTTATCCTGGTGCGGATATATATTTATCCTGGTGAAATTATTATCAGACTGATTTCGTATAATATAACCGTGATTATGTTACTTGCCCTTCACATTGCTACAAATAAAAAGCCCAATGGTATCTCTCCAGTGGGCTTTTTATTTGTCAATGTTGCTAGGATCTCGACAGCATCGAAGGGCATTTAACATCAATCTGTATTATACGAAATCCTGTCTTCCTATCTGAAATCAATAATCTTGGTCTATATAAATAACTAATCGTCTTTTTTTAGCACTTCTGCTCTGTATTTCATTACATCTTCTGTCTTTATATCTTTTAGGTGCTTTCTGATTAGTGTGTGGATTACATCTGACTCTTTAATTCTTATCTTTGTTTCAAACATCATTTCTAATGTCGCTTCCTTGATCATTTCTTCTTCTTCATCTCTCAATCTAATAGTTACAGCCATTTCATACTCCAAAATTTTGACATCATATCTGATTTATATTTTATGATATGTTGCAATATCACAAATCAAATGTTATAAAACAACCAAATATCATTTGTGATAAATCATAAATATGAAAATAATCACTTTTAGCAGTCCTCAAGACTTTACTCAGGCAGCTTTTAATAGGGTAGCTGAGTTAGTTTCCCAAAATGGTCAGTTCTGCCTTGATGAATGTATTCCTGCTTTCTCCACAGAGCAGTGTTTAGAACACCTGGCATTAGTAGCTGCTGAAATGGCTTATGACTATTCATTGATTGACGCACATGCAGACTTATACAAAAAAGCAAATCAAGAATTAAAAGATGAAATGGGGGACTGCTGATGTTTATTGATGGAGATCCATTTTTTAAATTAGCTCTTCTTTTTGTCGCTGGTGTTGCTGTTATTTGGGCAATTTTCCAGATACCAGATTTTCTTAGTTATTTAGCTAAAGACAAAGGGGATTAATCATGATTCGTTCTGTTCATCAAATAGATATCGTTGAATGCCCACACTGTTTTTGCAAGATGCACAAATCAGTATTGCCATTTCATATGACACGTTGCATGGGGTAATTTGATATGTCTTCTAATAATAAAAAGTTATCCACAAATCAACTAAATCAAAATAGCTTAACCTGTCAAAACACAGGAGAAAGCCTTAAAAACAAGCCTAGATTCGCAACTAACATTGTTGTTCCTACCCCCATTTATAATATGGGGGTTACGGCATCCGATCCTCGCCTGCAATGTGATCAATTAACCTTCCCCCGGAAGCTAGACAACCAAAAAATGGTGATGACCGACAAGGGCCAGCTTCCAGTTTTACATTCAGTTTCTTGTGATGAATACGGCATTGCTGCCCATGACTGGATCACCTTCTCATTTTGCCAGTCTACCCTGGGCGATGCTTATTACTCTTTAGCTCCTGAAGAAGCTAAAAGTGAATTGACTTATGGTATTGAGACTTTTTTAGATCACCATCTTTATGAAATTTTCGGTTTTGGTTTAGCAGCTGAACGCGAAAAGGGCATGCATAACTATAAGTTTGCTTATGAACTCGAAGATAAGCTCGGCATGGTTCTTTATGGTCATTCTTCTAAACGCATTAGTGTACAGATCAATGGCTCAGGCTGCTCTTTAGCTCGTAAAGGCTGGCAATTACGTCTCTATAACTGGCTCAATTCTTACAAAATGGTTCAGCTTGAAGATGGTTCCAACAAGGTTTACGGCTGTGTAGCTCCAAAAATAACTCGTGTCGACCTTTGTCACGATGACTTTGAAGGTAAATACATCACAGTAGATATTGCTGATCTATGGGATAACTTGGACGGTTTTTGGTGTGGTGGTCGTGCTCCTGAAATTTTACATTTAGGTGGTTGGAAGCGTCCTTCCGGTAAAGGTCGTACTTTTACGGTTGGAGATCGTACCAGTGGCAAGTATTGTCGTATTTATGAACGTGGCAAAAAAGAAGGGGACAAGGCTAGTCGCTGGACACGTGCAGAAGTCGAATTTAAATCAAAAGACCGTTACATCCCTTTAGATATTCTGCTTGAGCCTTCCAAGTATTTTATTGGTGCTTACCCATGCTTTGAATGGCTTGCTCGTCAATTACAACAAGATTTCATTACCCCTCAAAAGACTGAGGTTGTTAAGAAGCAATCTAAGATCAATTGGGACAAATCAATCGAAATCGTTAAAGAACAGTTCGGTAAATATATTCGCCAATACGCAAAAATTATCGAGCCATCTGAACTGGTTCAAATGCTTTCATCTGATAAGGATGAAGTACCGAAACGTCTAGAGTTTTCTCATAAAGCTGTCATGCAATCTATCCGCATTAAACAGCCAATTTCTAATACATCTGATGATCTTCCGCTATTCGTGGGGGTTCCTCATTTAACTTCTAATCCATACAAGGAAAATCAAAATGCAATTTACATCTGATGTTGTTGTTACTGGTGCTAAAGCTTCTAAAGGTGAATATCAAGGTAAGCCTTTCGATTCAAGCAAGGTTTATGTTGTCACTGATATGCAAGCTGGTGAACGTTCTTCCGGTACTGTCTCAACAGAATACACATGGGGTACGTCTGCTAATTATGACCGTATCGAAAAGCTTTCATATCCGTTTAAAGCAAAAGCGACTATGCAGATTGTTTCAAATGGTCGTGAATCTAAAACGATTCTTGTTGACCTGATTCCTGAAACTCAGTCACCAGCTAAATCTGCTTAAGGCATAACAAATTATGATTATTTGTGAAAGTAAACAATACATAGAAGAACTTGCCATGGAAGTGGGGATCTCATGTATCCAGTTAAATCTTTTGCAAATAATCGATGAATCCCTCGGGATAACAGTCACACAAGCTGGGCAAGTTCTTGCCCTTCAATCCGCGATTTATGCCCTGATTCTCGGATACATGTGGCTGGTTAAGGGTACTAAAACTATCAACGATAATTAATAGGGGAATACCTATGGAACCTACTACAAACACTATCAGCTTCGATTTTATCGATACTATCTTAAACGCTATGAACTCTGCTTTTAGCGGTCTGCAATCCATTTATGGTGTTGCGATCCTGGTCGTTCTTGCCATCGTAGTATTCGGTGTAATGAAAGGCGGTACTCGCAAAATTGGTTAATAGCCAGTAGAGGGGGAGTTTTCCCCCTCTTTTAAGGGTGAAATATGGCAGGTTTAATATGTTTATTCGTTGGTTCTTGGCTATTATTTTTAGTCTTCAAGTCTTTACAGCCTTAGCATCGGATCTTCCAGGTAATCCTGCTAATGATACAAAAATAGAAAATCTTCAACGTTATAAAAATCATTTACAGAATCAGTTAGCTTATCAGCGATCTATGGAAGAGGTTCATGCTTCTATTTCTAAAGATTCTTCAGGTCGAGATCAAGTTAAACAAATGCTTATTCGTTCTGGTCTTTTAGAAGATGGTTCAAAAGTAGAATTAAAAACCGTTGTAACTCAAATACCGGATAAAGCCAAAGTTGCTACAACGCTTACTGAACGCCTTAAAAACGCAAAGGACTATGCAAAGAATCTAGGTAAGGCTTCTATTCCTTCTTTTGTCGGCATGGCAGCTTTTCAGGGTTTAATGGAAGGTATTGATTGGGTTATGGGGGAAGGTGGTCAAGTTACTAAACCTCCTGTTATTGAAAAAACTCCAACTTATGATCCAACCGATAAGCATACTTCTCAATATGAATACACTATTAAAAATAGTGATGGTTCTTCTGTAGTTTCTTATAGCATGAGTTCTGCTTGTAGTATGCAAATTAGTTATCATAACTCGTGGCAAAATATTTATACTTATACTTACACTAAGTATTCAGGCCTCAACTGCTACGCAACTTCAATACATAAACAGACTGGTGATAAAACACCTGAACAAGTTGTAGCAACAGCGACCAGAAAAAATAATCCTCATTATCAAACTCCACCTGACAATACTCCAGTTCCTGTTTCCGATTCAGAATTACAAACAGCTTTAAAAAATGCTTTAGAATCTAATAACCCCGCCTTAGCTGCTGCAATCGCTGGCGCTATTACTGCTGCTTATACATATGATAAGTCTGAAGGTCAGAACGATGCAGCCAATAGACCTGTTATTGATGCTGCGAAAGATATGTCCGATGCTTTACCTAAAGCATTTGATAATCCTGTACCTACTTCCGATCCAGAACGCCCCAGTGGTTATTACAAAATCACCGATGGAGATAAAACTGTAGAAGGTTATGTAACGCCTGCACCTATTAGTGGAACTACTGATACAACAACAACCCCAACCATTGATCCTGTTACCGGACAGCCTACTGGAGGAACTTCTACAACAGGCGGTTTTCAGCTTCCTGCATTCTGTGATTGGGCTGCTGTTGTCTGTGATTTTATTGATTGGGTTAAAAGTGATGAAGAACTTCCCGAAGATAAAGAGCCTAATGTAGATACTTCCATTTTTGATCGAAAATTTGATTTTAGCTTCAATGCTTCTGCCCAATGTCCTCCTAATCCTATTTGGAATTTCACTTTTATTAACCAGGAATGGTCTAAAGAATTAGACATCACCATGATCTGTCAGATGTTTAGATGGCTTGGTTTTGCGATCAATATCGCTTCTAACATGACTGCTTTATGGATTGTTTACAGTGCTGTTGTAGTGAGGGATAAAGCATGAGTGCAGCTTCTAGTCTTAAATATCTTTTATATAACTTCTTTTCAAAGCTTCTCCAGGGACACTATTTACAACAATTAGCCAGTGTTGCTGTAGCTGCTTCTATTGGTGTCACGCTTTTAAATTATTTTGAAAATTTATTAACTGAGTTAAAAGGTGATTTTAATGATCTTCAATCTCTTGATTTTTGGAATTATCTAGCTGCATTTATTGACCTTTCACAGCTTGATGTAGGTCTTACAAATATTTTAATGGCTATGGGTTTTGCGATTGTTTGGCGATTCACTTATGACTTAAAACCACAAATCAAAACGGGTGGGGGCTGAGGGAGGGAGCTTCGACTGACTGAAGCTTTCACCCGTTTAAGGATTTATTATGGCAATTACATTTATTAGTGCTGTACCTGGTGGTGGTAAAACTCTAACTGCTGTTGAGATCCTATATAAACTCTCCAGGGACAATGTTAAAAACTTAAATTTTAACTATTATCTTTTTAAGCCTACCATTGAAAAACTTACTGAGCTTAACCTTTTGAATGAGCTTAGAACTGCAACAATTGTCACTGGTCAAGGTCTTGAACAACAAACAGAAATATTATTTTTTGAGCCTGACCATTTTGATTTCTTAAAAAAAGAATATCGAATAAATGTTGTACTTGATGAGAATTACAAAGAATTAATTCAAAACTATCCTGATTATTATTTCCAGCGTGTATTGCATTTAAATTCTATTCTGAAGCGTATTAATGAAGAACATAATTTACAGTTTCAGACCTTTAAACCAGTACGCCCAATATTTACAAATATTTCAGGATTATTATTATCTCAGGCTCGACCATTGCCTGAGGATTATGATTGGCTTAAAACGCCTTTTGGATCTTACATTGTTTATGATGAAGCCCAGCTTATTGAAATATTCAGTGATGAATGTAAAAAAGTTGATCCTATTGTCAAGATGCTTACTAAACATCGTCATTGGTCTTATGACTTTGTTTTCATCTCTCAAGATCCAGCCTTGGTTCATCGTTATATTCGTAAACTTTGTGGTCTTCATATTCACTTAATTAATGCCTTTGGCTTTGAACAGTCTATTCGCCTTGAATGGTCTACATGCCAGGAACAGCCTAACGCTATTCGTAATATCGCCAGGGCTGAATCTAATAAAATCTACCGTTTTCCTAAACAGCTCTATGACGTTTATAAGTCTACAACTGCTAGCACACGTGTAAAGCGTCATCCATGGAAGAAATACATTTTAATTGGTGCGATTGGTGCAGCTGGTCTATATGGCGTATCCGGTTTATTTGCTGGTGATAATGCACTTGTTTCGCTTATGACTGGTGGCAAATATGGCAATGAAACAGCAACAAAAATAGCCAATGGAGAAAAACCAAATGAAAAACCTGACAGCCAAGCAGCTTCATCAGATGGATCTGCTCCTGCAACAAAACCAACTAACCAGGAAGCAACTAACAATGAAACTAGCAAACAGGAACAGGTTACTAATCCTCTTGGCGGGCTTAGTGCTTCTTCTCCTGGTGGGTCTACTGATGCACCCGAATATACTTATGACGTTGCAAATCCCTTTGACTACAATCCTGTTACCGTCCGCGCTCCTGTTAATCATCGTAATTTTTCAGGCTGTGCGAAATGGCAGGGCAAATATTACGGATTCGACCAACAAGGAACAATTATTGATGGACTCAGTTCAAAAGATTGCGAGCGACTGCTCAAACACTCTTACAACCGACCTTTCGACTACTTCAA